ATAAAGATTTCTGTGCCATTTATCACCTGTTTTTATTGTGTATTAGTCCATAGATATAAATATGGATCAGAATAATCTAACGTCATTTTTAGAGGAGCCAAGTTAGATCTTCGTTTGGCTTCTTATCACCAACGTCCATTGTCCAACCTGTATCTGAGAGTGGGTTCCTCATATTCGTTGTACTAATTACCGACGTTGTTTTTCTCATGTAGTCTAGTGCCAATTTGGTTCGCATCATACCCTCTTGACGAAGTTTGAGTGCGGTATCACGAATCCAAAGTCCCATAGCGAATGACATCACCAAGTCATCATTGTATCCCGTTTGAGCCTCAGCTCTACCACCGTTCCAAACGAAAACAAACATTTCTTCTGCTAAACGATTTGACTTGATAATTGGTGCACGTTCTCTAAAGTACATCTCATATTTTGATACCACAAGTGGTCTTGTCTTTGATGTCATTGAGAAGCCTGGAACCATTTGTGATTTATCTTTGAGATCATATCCTTTTGGTATGTGAACCGACGGGTCTGTGTATCCGTCTTCTTTGTAGGTGTAATAAAGGTTTGGATAACCACGGTCAATTATCTGTTGAATTACCGCCCAACCGATGTTTGCATTTTCAACTACAAGTAAGGCATCGTTGTATTCTGTTGCCATCGATACAAGAAGATTACCAAATGATTTAGTATCTAACTTACCTTGATACTCTGCAACTTGTTCTATGTTCTCAATGTCCATAACGTGAAATGCAGAAAAGTCTTTACCGTCACCACGAGCAACGTCAGCTGAAATCATATAAGTCTTATTTGGGTCGGGATCGTCCCATATCCATAAACCACCTTCGGCACCTCTTTTTTCTCTTGGGTCACAAACATATGTCTTTTGATACCAGTCAATTGTATTACCGTCAACAACAGATTGACCCGATGAAAGGAAGTCACCATCACACTCCTGTGCAGCAAGTGCAGGGCCAAGAATGATGTCTTGTTGATCTCTCCAAGATTGGTCTCTTTCAGGGTGAACCGTCCAGTGAAGGAAGATTGGATTGAACGCACTCTTTCCTGTCTTTGCATTTACCCACTGTTTGTGATAGAAATTACCAACCCCGTTAGGAGTCGAGTTGATAATTGCAGAACCACCAGTGTTGATTGTAGACTGTGCAGAGGCCCAAATTTCCTCGATGTTATCGATGAACGCGGCCTCGTCAATGATGAGAAGTGAAAGAGCCTCCGAACGAGCGGCATCAGCGGCAGCCGATACAGCCTTGATCTGTGAACCATTCTTGAAACGAAGTGAGAGTTTGTTATCTTCTACCACAGATGTTTTCAACCATGATGGAAGATTGTCATACATAACTCTAACCTTTGTTACGAGATTCTTCGCAGTTTCTTGTTTAGTGGCAATAACGAGAATGTTTTGGTCTGTTTGAAACAACATCAACCAAAGAGAGTAACCAGCGATAAGAGTTGATATACCCAACTGACGTGATTTTAGACAGATGTTGTAACGTTCATTTTGGAAGTCTTTGAGAACGTCTTCTTGAAAGTTCCACAATTCAAATAGGATTTTACCACGAACAGGGTGTTGAATCTTTGCATACTTTCTCATAAAGTAAGCCGGTTCAGCGGCACACTTTACATACTCTTGCTTTATTATGTCTCTTATGTTGTAACTCATCTTGTTGCCACAAAAACAATTACAGTTGTTAGAACACCGGCGCCAAACCAAAGTCGATTATCATCGTACCATTTTGGTCTGAGCGTCTCCACTTGTTTTTTCAGTTCTTCGTTTTGTTTGTTTACTAAGTCAAGAGTCTGTTGACGGTTTTGAAGTTGTTGTTCATAGAGACTAACTCGTTCATTATATGTCATGAGTAGTCTGTTTTGAGCAGAAATAATAGACGACTTGTATTGTGATGAATCTTGAAGGAGTTGAATCTTATTAGCTAGAACCACAACCTCAGTCTTTGTCAATGTCAACACTGAATCTTTTTGTCCGTAGACCACCGAACCACTCAACATCATGAGTAAGACTAATATCCACTTCATATTATTTCCTTATGAAATCTAAAACAAACTTGGCAGCAGAGTCTGAATTTCTGATTTCAGGACGTTGCTGAGAAGGAAAGTTATTGATGATGTTTGTTACGTCACTTTGTTGATTTTTCAACAACGAATCAAGCTTTTCTGCCTTTTTGAAAAGTTCATCACTTTCCCGACTCTTTACAGAAATCTCAACATTCAAACTGTCTATTATCCTTTGATTTTTTGCAGCTGCTAATTCTACTTGATAGTTATCATAGATAGAAATGCATATCATACCAATTGTGATACCAAGAACAAAGATAAAGGGTTTTGTTTTCGATACTTCAATAATCCAATGACTAACTATGTTAGCTCTGTGGGAGTGTTGAAACCATTTTTGCTTTGCCACGACCAGTAGCTCCTTTCTTACGCTTTCTCGTAACTGCACTTTTCTTTTGTTTTGGTGATAACCTTGCCGCACGAGAAGCTGGTACACATTTTGGGTAAGCACGCTTACCACCTTTTCTTGCCTTTGTACCAGCAGATGCACCACATGGAGGATGACCACCTGACTTTGTTTTTCGTGAAATATCAACCCACTTTTCTTTGAACCATTTACGAAGACCACCAGAAGGTTTTTTTCCCTCCATAAGGTAGCCTTTTACGTATTCACGTATGACTAAACGAGCAATATGTTCTTGACATGGGGTCATACATATAAGTATCAACACTTAGCTAAATCACCAGCTTGTTTACGAAGTCCATCTAAAGCACCCTTCAATTTGTCACCCGCTTTCTTAGACTCACCATCGGGATCTTTCGCTATGGCATCTTGTTTTTGTTTCTGTTTTTCAGCACCCTTTGAATCCTTACCACCAAGTATACCTGGTAAGTTTATACTTGGGAACGGTATACTCAACATAGAAAACCAAGGAATAGGTGGGCCAGGAATTGGTGAGGGAAAGAACGGGATGATGCCAAGATATATCCCAGCAACAGTCAATTGGTGTGTAATCAAGCTGTTGTACAGTTTTCCAACTGCCTGTAAAACTGTGTTTCCTTTTGTGAATGTTTTTGCCAAGTCGGAGTTCAGAGGGGTTGGTAGTCCAGGCAACAATATTATCGTACCACCACTTGGGCCGATACACGGTGGCATAGGTGGCACTGGTGCCATTGAAGCTGTAAGCCAGTATAGACAATATCCCGTTGACATTACTAGGTATGCAATTTTAGATACATCAAGTAGGTCAACGAGTCCTTGAAGTTTTTTCATACACTTATAGACATCACCGAGTGCGTTACCAACTGTACTCAATAGGTCTTTGAATATACCACCAACAAGATTCTTTAGAATTGGAGAAAGAAACGTCAGTGGTGCCGGTAAAGCAGAAACTAACCCGTCTATAATTGAATTGACTTGTTTTTGTGCTATCTTTACGGCATCTTTCAAACCACTTTCGGCAGCCGATATTGCACCTCTTATTGTTTGAATCACTTGTGACACAGTGGATTGAACTTGTCCACCGAAGAAGTTTATATCAAGACTCAGTTGAATAAATGTCTTCAATATTGTCTTATCAGCGTTTAGTAACGGCGCACCAAATGGAGTTGTAGTTTGACCTATATTAGACAAGTGATACGCATTAGCCATTGCCTCAGCAGCATCTGCCCTTGTTTTTGGTAGATGTAACTGAAACTGCGGTGTTAGTAATGTCTGATATAACGCTTGGTTCATATATCATGTCTTATCAATTGCACCTTTACCACTCGATGGCCATCCGAAACGGCATGACCAATAACGTGCTTTATGACGTGGCCCAGGGGTATCACAATTGTGTCTTGCACGAAATGACTTGCGCCTTGCTGCGATCGACTTCTTTATCCGCATTGTCTTTTGACCACCTTCACCCTTATGACCAAAGTTTACCTTTACCACATTACCCTTTGGATTCTTCACGTAAACAGCAAACTTCTTTGGACCATCAGGTGTTCTGAATGGTTTACCGAGAGATACTTTACGTCCACGGTATTCGGCTTCATCGAGAACTTCAGTTGTTGCCTCTTGAATACCAAAATGAACTTCTACAATCTTACCTTCACAGTTTGTTGTATAACCTTCAAGACGATAAACAGGTTTCTCGATAGTCACTGATTCGTTACGATAACCACCGCCAGCGGCTTTGTATGCCTTGACAAGAGCAGCAGAAGCATATGCAGAAGGCCACACTTTATACTTCTTCTTTATACGTGACTTTACACGACTATACAGTTCTTTGTTCGTCGGTACTGCTCTTTCAATTACAACACTCATTTACGTCTCCTGCGTCTTGGGGTCTCTTCTTCCCAACGATTGTAAGGTTCATCACAAACTTCTTCTGTTTCTTTTGGTACTCCAAACTTTTGACCAAATTGTTCAGATGCAACTGAAAATAACCCACCCAATACAATCCACATGAATCCTTCAAATATGAACTGTGGTACTTCTCTCCCCATAAAGATACTGGCCCAAGCGACGAGTAACATTACAAGAAATGATAAAAATGTCATGGTACGTTTAGATGATATACCACCACCAACACCACTAAATATTTCACGGATTATCTTCACTCTGTTCAACTCCTTCTCCAGTATTTTCGTTTCCAATTTCTTCTAACTTTGATATGAAATCTTCACGAAACCTTTGAAACTCATCTTCAATTTTTGCCAAGAGTTCCTCTTTTGTTTTACCAACGTCCCACTTTTCAACGTCACCAAACGAGTTTACAAACTCAGACCTTGATAATTCATCTGCAATCAGATTTTTATCTCGTTCAGCTTCTTCTAACCATGCAATAGCGTTTTGTTTCATCTTCAACTGTTCGTATTCATCCCATTTACCTTGTAATCTTAGTTTGTGTTCTAATGAAACAACACAATCTAAACACATACCATGTAAAGCCTTCATCTTTTCATCAACTCGTTTTGGCATTGTACAAGTACAAACTTCCTTTGGACAGTTCTGAAACGTGTTGAGATATGAATGAAGTTCCTGTTGCCATTCCTTACCTAACTTTATCTTATACCCATCCTTTTGTTCCCATTCATTTCCGTCCGCATCCTCCCATCTATCACCAATCTTCCGAGTAATTTTTTCTTCCGGCTCACCAGTATATCCCGTTTGAATAGAAGTTTGAGAAACGTGTTCTCCCTTTAGAAGTTGTTTGACATCATCTATACTGTC